TTGATCTGCTGTTGGCGTTCCTCTTCCTCGGCTTCGCGGGTAGCTGCCTGCGCATCAACCGCGGCACCCTGCATCCACCCCTGCCCCCCGAGCGCCAGGCCCTTGGAGAAGGTATTGCCAGCCAGCAAGCCGCTCCCCAACCCGATCAGGGCATTGGAGTTGCGGCTCAGGCCGTTATTGAGTTGGGACCAGAAGTCGTCAGCCATTACCTGCTCCCCCGGATATTGCCATAGATGCCCGAACCGATGGCGCCCGCACCCAAAATCTGCTGCCACCACGGCGCGTCAGGCTGATCGCCACCAGCACCCGCATTGCCGTTGAGAATGCCCGATGCGCGCTCCAGCGTTGTCCAGCCAGCATCATTGCGGCGACGGAACAGGTCGTTCTCCGCTTGGCGCCGGGCTAGCGCGTCGGCGTCGTACATCTGACCCGCCTGGATTTGCGTCCGACCCGGTTGCAGCGTAGCGTCGAAGAGACCGGGGATCATGCCAGCCGCGCCGGCCGCATTGCTCATCGCCGTTTGGCCCACGCCCGCCAGGCCCGATGTCGCTCCGGCAAGGTTGCCCATGGCGTTCTGCCCGACACCGGCAAGCCCTGCCGTCGCACCGGACATATTGCCCATGGCCGTCTGACCGATCCCAGCAAGGGCCTGATTGCCCCCGAGCATGCGGCCCAGCCGGTTTTCGTAGTTCTGCATGTCCATGCCGGCATAGACGTTGCCGAGTTCTTCGGTTGCCTTGCCGATATGGGAGCCGGAGCCGAACCGGCCCGAGGCCGTGGTCAGGGCGTTGATGTCACGGAGGGTATCCTGACCGGCCTTGGCGCGCAGCGCTGCATATCCGGGCGCATCAGCCTGGCTTTCGCGCAAATACTGCTGCACACCGGACTGCGCGCTTCGGAGCGCTGGATTATATCCCCCGCTGTTGATCGTGCCTTGATAGGCGTTCTGCGCGGTGCGAAGGGCGGGATTATACCCACCGCTATTGACCATGTTCTGATAGGAGCCCTGCGCATTGCGGAGCGCTGGATTGTAGCCGCCGCTTTCAACAGTGTCCTGCGCCCAACCGTAGGCGTCATTGAGGCCACCGCCGCCAGCGCGGGCCGCTCGGGTAAGCGTCCCAACGCCCTCCCTGGTCAGGTCCGACATGCCCGGATAGAGCGAGTGGTTGAATACCGCCGTGCCCCGCCCGACCTGGGTACGGAGACGCCCGAGCAGATCGGTCGTGGTCTGGTCCACCGCCGTGTTTCGGGTTGCCCCCGTGTCTTCACCGCCGCCGCCCATGCTACAGCTCCTTGCTTAGTCCGTTCCGATGGCCCTCGAAGGGCCGGTAATCTGGTAAAATCCGCGACCAATCGCGACCGCAGATGCGATGCTCCCGACACCCCGCGTCTCGCGCGACAGTTTCAAGGTGCCCGACAATCTCCCGTATGGTCCGGAGCCTCTGTTTTGGACCGCCTTCGACAAATCCCGCCGCATATCTGGTCCACAGCACGAGGTCAGACGTGACCTGGAGAGCGATGAGGCCACTTGCCTCCCCGCTCACCGCAACAAGGCTGTCAGTGCCTTCCGCCAGGCGCTTGTGCAGCCCTTCAAGGGTTTGCCTTGGGTCCTGTCGCACGGCGGGCGCCAGGATCGCGGCAATGACCGGCCACTGCGCTTCGATGCGCGAGGTCTCGACAGGGTCGAACTGCATTTATCGCTGATTGAGAGGTATGAATGTGCCGCCCGCCTGGCTGGTCGCATCACGCGGGCTATAGGTGATATGAACGTCGATCTGATCGGCCGCGCTTGCCGTGGCGCGCAACTTTTCACCGACCTTGAGGGGAACCAGGAGGTCAATCAGCAGTCGTTGCTTGGCCGTCATGGCGACTGCGTTTTGCAGGTAATAGGTCGTCGTGCCATCGTAGATGTCGAGCGTCAGGGTCGGCGTGGCCCCGGCTATTTCGACGGCGATAATGGACAGGATCAGCGCCCCGCTTCTGTCCGCGTCATGGAGCGTGGTTGCGCTGGTCGTGGTCAGTTTTACCCGCTTGGGCAGCAACACGCCGCCATTGACAGTGTAGCTCACTTCGGGCCCCCAGCGTTTGCCTTGATGTGGTCAATGCCCTTGGCGTAGGTCCATGCCGCTGCCGCCGGGATATTGCGGCGAAACGCGACGTTGAGACCGCGAGCCCGGAGCGGGAACCGACCCGCCGAAACCTTGGATGCAGCGGTCTTGAATGTCAGCGCATCCGACAGGGCGTCAGAGACCGCGATTTCCAGCGTTCCCGAGGCGCAATCGTCAATCCCGGTCGCCCAGCCAATGAGCCCGGTAACGGGGCTGTTCTGGGTCGATGTCAGCAGGGTTGCGGCCTGGTTCTCGCCTGAGAATGTTGCGTAATTCAGGTCTGGGTCGAGGGCTGCGAACACCTTCTGCCCGCCCTGCCAGAACCGGTCATCCCATGAGATGGTGATGCTATCGACCGTGCCGAAGGCGTCCAAATCCTCCAGCGTGTAGCCCGCCGTTGCCACGCGGCTCAGATATGCCGTGTCCACCGTCCAGGTGAACCATGGATTGGCCGGATAGCCCCAGGAATAGCCGATCAGGTTGGAAAAGACCGTTTCGCTTGGATCCCCGTCGCTCGGATAGCGGAACAGCACGACCTTGCGGGCTGGATCAATAGCGCCCTGCACCTTGGCGAGGTCGGCCAGCTGGACACGCTCCAGGAACCACTCATCCACAAGGCCGGCGCCGATGAATTCCAGTCCCGCGTTGAGCGTGAACCGGAAAAATCCGTTGGTGGACAGGCCGTAAAGCACCCCGTCAAAGGCTACGCAGGATTTGCGCCCGACAACACCGCGCTCGGTCGATACCTCCTGCAAGGAATAGAACGCCCCGCCCCCGACATTGCCGAACTGCAACAGGCGCATCGAGTTCTCTTGCAGGACGATGGCCGCGCCGTTGCGCAGGTTGAAGCCGCCCAGCAGCGCGCCGCCCGATTCAAGGGGCTGGTAATCGGCCGCGCCACCCGTCCAATTGGTGTGATCGTTGAAATTGCTGTTCCGGATCAGGCGATTGTCACGGGTGCCCGTTGCATCCTTGCAGTCGAAGCCGAAAACGCAGTTGCCGATGATTTCCAGCTCGCGCGGATCGCCTGCCGCCGAAATATAGGTCGGCGCTGCGCCAGTCTCGATATTGTAAGCCTGCATGCCATCGGTTGTGTTGGTATAGAGCAGGTAATTGCCGAACTGGCGACAGGACCAGTCATCCCCCGACGTGCAGGTGTAGCCGGCCTGGATGGAGGTCCAGGTGAAGTCGGCGCCCAGGCTATAGAGCGTGGTTTCCGTCAGCCCGAACACGCGGGTTGTGCCGTCGCGCAGCAGGCAGGTAATCATACCGCGTGGCGCAGAAGGCAGTGCGGTCGCGGTATCGGCCGCCACCAATTGCTGGGCGGGTCCGAAGCCCTCAGCCTTGGGCAGAACGCCATTGGCCGTCATGCAGACGCCCGGAGCGTTCGCGCCAGCATCGGGGGCTAGTGGGCCATAGGGGAACTGCATCAGAAGTCAGACGCCTCAAGATAGCCGGGTGCAACCTTGTCATGGGTCTTGCTGAGCAGGTCGCGCAGATAGTCGGCTTCTGCCATCCGCATCACGGCGGCTTCGTTTGGAGCCTCCCAGCGATGCGCGTAAAGCTCAGCCTTGGCGCGCGCCATGATCAGGTCGTACGCCTCAACCATCCAGGCGTTATCGGCCTCGTCATTGGTAGCCGGTCCGGCCAGTTTGACATGCCCGGTCAGGCGCGTTGAATAGATCGCATCGGGCGTCGTATAGAGCCGAAGCGTCTTGGCGACATAGGCGTAAGCGGTTGGAACGCCTTCGGTCGCAGAGCTTGGCCCTTGCTCCAATTCCTCATAGTCCACGCGGACCAGCTCGGAGATTTCGCCGCCGTTGGTCAGGAACGCGCCGTCGATCTTGTAAAACTCGGTCCCGATGGTCGCAAAAGTATAGTCTGCGGTCCCATCAACGGTATTGAACGTCACCGAGCGGCTTTCGTTGAACCAGAAGCGCCGGGACTGGTAATGCCGGATTGCG